AGCATGTATAACCTCATCTTTTGTAACTGTTGTAATTGTGTCATCTGAATGTTGCACGATGTTCTCACATTCGTTTGTCCAACCAGATGGCATACCATTATATCCGATCGAGATGATACGATTGTCTTTTACAACAACAGCACCAACCTGCAATCGTTTTGCACTGGACAACTGAGAGAATCTCTCCGCAGTGTCCATAAATGCATCAATCCATTTTTGTTTCATATTACTGCAGGGTTATCTGACCAACCACTGCTCCAGGTTTCTTCATTGCTTCTTCACGACGCTTCTTGTATTCTTCGTTCTCAACAGGTAGAAGTTGTAATGTGTTTGGTTGAACTGCAGATACCTTTTGTTCATCATCCAACTCTTTGAACTTGTCTTCACGACTCTGTTTCGTACCAGCTGGCTGTGTCAATCGTTTGGCATCTTCTGTTGCAATTTTAAACTGCACATATGCACGATACACATCACCCTCTTTATACACAGCGATGTTCTCTCGTTTGAACATACCAATGGCTTGCTTTACACGAACCTTTGATACACGATCGATCTCTCGTTCAACAGCTGAACCAGATCCAGCATTCTCAAGTGTGGATTCACGAGTAACAGAATCAACATCTGACTTTAGTCGTGCAGCAAGTTGGGTCTTAGCATTGAGTGTTGCTTTGTCGATGGCAAACTGCATATCTTTCGATACATCAGTTGCAGTGACTACGATAAACTTCGTGTCATCTGGATCTTTTGCAAGATACCATTGAGGAATGTTATCGAGTTTGTTGGCTGGGATCTCAACTGTTTTGTTGGGATCTGCTTTAAAGGTTGAACATCCAGATAAAACTACCACAGATGCCACTACACAAGTCATAATATATTTCATTTCAAGTTCTCCGTTTAATCACAAAATTATGATACACCACTCGCCTAGCATTAATAGGCACTGACGAAATCTGTCGATAAATCTCATCTCTCGTCATACTACTACCAAAAGTAATCTTAACTTTGCTGAAGACTACCATCAGGGTATCTTTACTTTCTGCAGCATCAGACATTATGTCTGCTTGCCACCAGATACCATTCGGTAAAGTCAACTTTCCATGTAAGAGATTACTCTTAATTCCATCATAGGGATACATCATATGCATCTTGTCATCGTATACACTAAACAAGTAAACATACATTGGCTCTCTAGTGATTACATCAAATGGATATTTCTTTCCGTTGATCGCAAAATTGCTGGCATTTTCGATATCTCCTGCCAGTTGTCTGCTAGGTTCAAGTTCAACCTTAACTTCAACAACACAAATATCCCTCTTTTGTTTTACCTTCTCACTTAATACTTTCTTTAAAGTACCAGCAGATTCAATTTCAGTTTTCTTAACATACTCGCACTCAATACCTTCTGCATTGCGTTCTCTGCAAATATGTTGTTTCTTTACTTCAAACTCTTTCTCAGCGTAGCGTTCAATGGCATCACTAACAGCAAGTGCCTTTGCTATGTTGCAGTCACTTGATTCACCTGTTCCAAACGAAACATCAGCGTAAGCATTGGCACAAACCAGCAACCATAATATAGCAAACTTCTTCACTTTATGCTTTCGAATCCTCAATAATCTTATCTAATGCTGCAGCTGCATCCCAATACTCTTCTGCAAGTCCTCGCCATTTAGTGACTACCAATTCATCACCTTCCCAGCGTGACCATGTCTTACCATTCCACTCACAGTACTGAGGAAAATCCCATGCAACTGTAGTAACTTCATAGCGACCAACATGAGCAGGATTTACTGATGCATCAAACCACTCTGTTCGTTCCAATTCTTGCATTTCTTCTTCTAACTGCTCTTCTTCATAGCGTTCCAAGTCTTCAAGAGCATTGGTGAAATCAAGAATGTCTTCAGGTAAGTCTTCAATTGAAGCACGATCTGTCCAATCCAACTCAAAATCTTCATTAAAACCATCTTCGAAACGACCAGCAAATCCCATTCCAGGTTCATGATACATTGCACGAACAGACCATCCCTCTGTCTCTAAGAATTCATAAAGTGCCACTGGAGGAGACCAAGGAGAATCAAAATGCATAACAATTGTATTGTCATCTTCTCGTTCCCAATCCATCATGGAAACATCCCACTTACAACCCCAGTTTTCGCATGACCAACCATAGTCCCACTCACCAGCAGGGTTTGGTCGTAGATAGTTAAATGGCTCGTGATTTTCTTTAAGCAACTCTTGCTCAAATCCATCAATCACTTCTTTATTATCGTGGTGCAATGTTGCACTGTTATAACACCAATTAGGCATAGTATGTTCCCCTCAAATCATAAATTGTTTAAATACATTAATCACATCATCAATATTCGCAGCGAACACTGAAATCTTTTTCTCATTATCACCAGCATGAGTATCGTAACCTAACTGGTGTAACCAGTCAGTAATTTTACTTTTCTTTTCTTCATTGTTATCAGCAACTTCGATAGTAACACGAATTGGTTCTTCTGAGTTTGCATCCCAATAAAAACTGAAGTACATCGCACTTCGAGCAGAACTCAATATGAATGTAGTTGTGGAATTGATTTTAACTTCTCTAAGTTTACCACGAAATACATCATAGTTATTGATGTACCATTCAGGTAAATTAGCAAAGTTGTCGTATTGCTCTGACTTGAAATCAGAGAACATAGAGGACAATGGTAACATAACAAAACATTCCTTATAATGACCAGACACACTGTTGCCATCTGGATTTTGTGTAACAATCAAATAAGATTCTAACAAAAATGACTGCCAGTCTTTCTTGTCTTCAAACTTCTCTAAATTCCTTGCAACGATGTAGCACTCATCAGGATTGAATCCTTTATCTGCTACATGCGAATAACAACGATCTCCATTACCCTTTCCAGTGTAGTAAGACACACCATCTGATCCGATGTATTGATATACATACTGACCCAGCGTTGCAAAGAATTCAGAACTCGGTTTCATAATATAATTATACTACAATCAGTCTTGCATGTCAAGCATTATTTCTTGGCAGGTTGTTCTTTCCACTGCGCAGTTGCAGGAATGATTCCAGCATCAGATACAAGTTTCCATGTAATCTTTGGATACATCTTTTGCAACTTTTGGTCTTTGACTGCAATAAGAATTGCAGCTTCAGTAGGATGGATACCTTCCAGCAGACCAATAAACAGAGATTCTCTCTTGATTGGTTTCAAGTCTTGACGCATGAACACATACATTTTCTTTGCCTCAAGAAATAGGTTTGTGTCGCACATTCCAACTGGTTGATCAGCAGGTTTGAAAGGTGGTTCTCCCTCTGGGAGAAGCATCTTATGAGATGGTAAGAAGTTATGCGCAAACAATACCTTCAGTAGAAATTCATCTTTATGTTTCTCAATGGTCTTGGGATCATCATTGATCTCTTTAAGCATTTCGGTCAAATATTGTTTCATTAAAAATCCTCTAGTTCGTCTAATAGTAAACGGCAACGATGCTCAATCAAATAATTCATGATAGTCATCTTATCACCACTCGGTTGTGTATTTATGTATGATACAATAATGTCTTCTGATACATCTGGTGGAATGTGGTCAAAGTCAACCAGAGTAGAGTTACGATGCCAATTGCGTCGTTCCTCGTCGTTCTTACATGCATCGAATCCTTTCTCAAAGAACTCTTGGAGTCGTTTAGCACTCATTGGTTTCTGTCGTTCACCTTCCATGAACACATTGTCTTTACTCAGGATGTTTGGCACACCATCACCAGTATCACCCTTAACGATATGCTCAATCTTGTGTTCAATAATTTCCTTATGAGTTGCAGTAATGTATTTCTTCTGCATTGGAGACCACTGCTTAACATTAGGATACAATTGCAACTGCTTAAAATCTTTGTCAGAGGACAGAATCAATACCTTCTGTGGTTCTTCAACCAATCCTTCTTGGACTAGAAGATTCTCTTGCAGATACTTAACCAGCACTGCAATAATATCATCTGCTTCTGCACGATCAATATGAAGAACACGATATGGAAAGTATGTGGCAAGGTCAGTACGCATCTCTGATAGTGTATCAAAGATCAATTTCCAATCGAGATCTGATTTGTCTCGATTAGTTTTACGCATACCTTTATAGAACTCAAAGAATTCCTTGCGCCAGTATTTACGACCATCGCAACAGATGACTAACTCTCCGTAATCTTTACCATACTTCTTCTTGTATGATTTGAGGGTGGACAAAGTCACATGACGAATAAGATTCTTTACCTCTGCTTCACTACCTTTCAACTCACGCTGGAAAGTAAGGATGGCTGCAAGTGCCACCTGACTATAATCAACTAATATCATATTAAAATGCTCCCAGCAAAATACATTCTTCATTAACACGACCATTTGGCACAGTTGGCTTCGTGGTCAATGTCTTCATTGCGTTATTCAATGGACGCTTACCCAGTGTTAGTCCCTTAAAGAATACATCAGGTTTGCGTAGCATCAGTGTTTTGGATTCTTTCACATCGAATCCGATAATTGTAGTACCCTTAACTGTCAGCACATCGTTGATGGCTTTGTACACAGTTACCTTACGATACTTCGTATTGTATACCCACACTTCAGACGATCCAACAATCGTCTCTGGTTTGATTGACTTGAGATTGAACTCTGCAAAGTCTTTCATGTACTTCATCTTGGCAACCACTTTGCTTGGTGGTTGTGCCTTGCGTTTACGTGGAGCACGATTCGCTTTGGCAGTCTGCACTTGTTGTTGGCAGTCAGCAATGATTTCTTCCACAAACTCAGCAAACTTCTTCAGTTCTCTTCGTGTAAGATATGAGTAACCCTCAATGAGTTGTTCATCTTCACCATCCAATGCTTCACGCAATTCTTGTGCTGTTCCAACAAACAATTCACCGATTCGTTTAGCAATGGGTGATGCAACTTCGTGTTTCAGTAGATAATTCTTAGCAGAGAAGTTATTCTTACCTCGTGTAATAATCCACTCGTCAATCGCACCCTCGAACTCGCCAGCATGTTCTCTGGCTTTCTCTTCCATTCGTTCTTGAATGCTAATCACATTTGTTGGTGCTTTTACAACTTCAACTTCTTCGATATATTTCTTGGCATCTTCCAACAAGTCTTTCAACTTGTTTGTGAAGAATGGACTATATGAAGACAATTGTTTCAAGTCTGTCTGCTCATTTGTCATGAGACGACACAACGATCCAAATGTCGTAAATTTGTAGTCGGGGAGTTTCTTGAGTTGTTTAGCAATCTTGGGTTCTTTCTTTGAGAAGAACTCAATCGTAAACATCTTCTGTTCTTTTGCACCAGTGTGCGTAGAGTAGTAACCCAACGCACGACTCAGACTAGTCGTAAAATCAATCTGGTCGATTGTTGGTTCGAACTTCTTTTGTGATGCAAGAATTGCTTGATTCTTTGCACGACGCTTTGCAGTATTCACAGCCATAGGTTTGTAACCTCCATAATATAATATCTATTATACCGCAATTCGCAATTAATGTCAAGCACTATTTTGCAGTGATTTTCTCGTATAACTCCACGAAGTCCTCGTGGTCTGCAACTTCCTGTGCGAGATTCTGTTTATGATATGTCTTTGCAATCTTGGAAATAACTTTCTTGGGAATTTGCAATGTATCAGATTGTTCTTTAACGATTTCTCGAATAAGATCTCGTTCTGCTTCAGTGCGAATCATAGAGTTACTAATCTCTTGAATAGCCCCTTGCAAATCTTTCTTCTGTTCAGGTGTTAATGCGTAATTCATGATTTGCTCCTATATGTAAAACCAGTACTACCACTAACAATACCACTCAAAATTAAAGTAGCACACCATGTATCAAATGTCAATGGGATTGACAATGATGGGAATAGTGCATTGAGTGACCAAATAGTTGCAACTGGCATAATGAATGCCACTGCCAAAACGATACCAATAATAATTACATATTTCATAGTTCAAAACTCACTTTCGTTACGGAGTCCCAGCGGAAGGATCTCCATTCTTGCTTTTCTGTATCGAAGACACGAACTGCGGATCCAGAATCCTTGGCACTTGTTCCTTCGCTTTTGGGTTGCTTGTCTGTTGGAATTCGTCCTTCACAGAGAGTGCATCGCATATCTCTAAGTGTACCATCTTTTTTGGTAAAAGTAACGCACAGATCTTTGATGTTTTCATCGTGGAGAACTCCGAGTGTCCATGTTTTAAATTCGTCAAACTCTTTATCCGTTTTGAATACTGTTTGCATCGTCAAATCTCGCTTTCAAATCATTAATAATTGGACCAAAAAAATCTTTAAACTCTCGTGGTTCAAAGAATGATGTGTGTCCGTTGTCAATTATAATTTTACCGTGTTCGTTGGTTAGTTTATTTTTGATTGTAAACTCTACAGTCGCATAAGATGTTCCCACATTATGCTCTTTGATAATTACAGTCTTCAACAGACCATCGGATCGTCCGAACTCGTATACTCTATTCAAACTCATTATTTACCTTCCTGTGCTTGGGTTGACGAATGTACTGAACCTTGCTCTCCACCTTTCTCATACGATATTTTGGAGTGCGTAAATCCTTTGCAATTGGATTTCTAGGTTTCATTGTCTTATTATACATGTCTTTCTCTTACAAGGCAAATTTCTTTAATACTTCCTTTGCATCTTTGCAGTCGTCCATCAGATTATCCATCTCTGCGAGAATAATCATTTCTTGCAAACTTTCTGCAAGAGTCTGGTCTTCCTCATCCAATAGATTATACCATTCCTCGTATTCCTCTAGTGTTTCAAGAGACCACATATGGTCTAGCATCTCCACTTGATACTCAGTTAGGTTATGAATCTGAATCATACCATTTCCTTAATGTTAGACCACTTGGCTAACTTTGCTCGTTTGGCTTGTGCTGCTTTTGCAACCGCACCAGCATCAATAATTTCTTCTTCAGTCATCATTTCAATCATGCAAAGTAAATCACCAATTTCTTCTTCGAGTCGTTCACGATTCGTTGAGCCAAGATGTTCTCCATCAACTCCGAATCGGAATACTTTACTTATCGCTTGCGCAACTTCAGCACACTCTTCTTGACAGATGAGCATAATCTCTTCCTGTCGTGCTGTCTTCATTCTGTTCACTGCAAATTTATTCATTTAGCTCTTTCAATTGTTACACGATAACACTTACCATTTCTATCTACAACAGTCATCGTTTTCTTTGTAGACAAGAACTCACCATTTGGACCAAGATCCCATTGGACTTTTCCAACTGAATCAACGAATGATCCATACACATGAGCATCTTTCTTCAAAGAGTCATGTATCACTTTCGCCATATAATCACAATATTCTAACATAATCAATCTCCTTCAAATTAGTGCTGGTTTTTCTTTATAGTCTGTAACCAGCAAAAATAGACTGCATCAGTTTATGACTCTTTCTTTATAGTCTCTCAGTCAAAGGACGCAACGACCTGTAGATGTAGACTGCTGTTTTGGCTAGTTTAAAGTCTTGCCACGGATATCCCTCCATTAAGACTTTTATCATCGAATATAAACTGAAAATTTTTCAGCGTCTCGTTTTAAACATGTCAATGCCATTGCATCATACCTTGGACCACGAAACCTATAGCGGAGTCCTTTAAAATTGTTTTTCAACTGTGCCTGCACTTCTGCAAGTAAACTGATAGGAATGTTTTTGTACAGTGCTCGTTCGCCACGACACTGAAACTGTTGTAGGTTTATTCCCATGATTTCTTATCACCAAACTGTTCGTTGTATTCGTAACCCATGAAGTACGCACGCATCTCTGCGATACTCATGTCTTTGGGTTCAACTCGGTCACCATTGTAACTTCCCTCAGGATACCAATGTGGGTCTTCTGGACGACTGTAATAACTA